ACGAGCAAGTAGATCTATTCATCAACAAGTATAATAATCTGCCCACTAAAGAGGCATTAGTTATTGAGTTAGATAATACTCCATTGAAGGATGAGGAATTTGAAAACGTAACAGAACTATTAACCCATTTAGAGGGACAAAAAGATGAGAAATCTGATATTCAATGGTTATTGGAAACAACAGAAAAATTCTGTCAAGACAAAGCAATATACAATGCCGTTGTCAGTTCAATTAAAATATTGGATGAGCCCGAAAAATCTAACGATGACAAGGGTGCTATTCCTGAGTTGCTTACCGATGCTCTTTCTGTTAGCTTTGATCCTCATGTGGGTCACGATTACCTTTTGGACTCTGATGATCGTTACGAATTTTATCATAGAGTTGAAAAGAAAATCCCATTTGACCTCGACTTCTTCAATAAAATAACACACGGCGGACTATCTTCTAAAACATTAAATATTGCTCTCGCGGGAACAGGTGTTGGTAAATCATTGTTTATGTGTCATGTTAGTGCAGGTGCAATATCACAGGGAAATAATGTTTTGTACATTACATTAGAAATGTCAGAAGAACGAATCGCAGAAAGAATAGATGCAAATTTATTGAATATTAAATTAGATGATCTAATAAGTTTACCTAAAAGTATGTATGAAAAGAAAATGGAAGATCTTAAGAATACAGTTAAAGGTAGATTGATTATCAAGGAATATCCTACAGCTGCGGCCAGTACAAATCATTTTAGAGCATTATTGAATGAACTAAATCTCAAGAGAAATTTTAAACCAGACATGATTCTTGTTGATTATATTAATATATGTTCTTCTTCAAGAATTAAACCAGGACAATATGTAAATTCTTACAGTTATATTAAATCGATAGCAGAAGAACTTAGGGGATTAGCAGTAGAATTTGATGTTCCTATTTTGTCGGCCACCCAAACGAATAGGGCGGGGTTTCAAAATACAGATGTGGGTCTTGAAGATACTAGTGAAAGTTTTGGACTTCCAGCAACTGCTGACTTCATGTTTGCTATTATTAGTAATGAAAACTTAGAAGAAGCCGGACAAATATTAATCAAACAGTTAAAAAATCGATATAGTGATATTACCTCAAATAAGAAATTTTTAGTAGGAATTGATAGAGCAAAAATGAGACTTTCTGATTTGGGAGAACAATCTCAGTCTGGATTGGTTGATACGGGTAAAGAAGAAAAAAAGGATACTCCATCATTTGACATTGCCACCGGTGGAAAAATGAAAAACAAAAAAGATTTTGGGGAGTTTAAGTTTGGAGAATGATAACATAATCAATTTAGAAGAATATAAAAAACAAAGAAAAGAAGATAGGGAAGAATTTTATAAAAACCTATCTGTTCCCACCCTCAAAGCATTTCACCCCGATTGCTACTACATCAGCCCTGAAAAGGGAACGATGATCCATGTCCTATTCATTACAGACAAAAGCGACATTTTCGACAGAGAAATGATCTATGTTATGGAAGATCCTTCTGGGACAGTTTATTGTGCTCTAGTAGATGAAGATACCTGTGAAGGATGGCATGAACTTAGTGAAGATGTTTTTGCACACGAAGTTCTAAAAAAGAGATATGAAAGTGAATTGCCACCATTTCCAGATCCTACTCCAGAGCAGACTTAAGATTGCTTGTTATTATAAATATATCAGTAAACTCTATTCTAATTAGGAAAGAAATTAATGAAGACCTTGCTCAGTTATATCAAAGAAGATGCAGCGCCACCGAATACAGAAATCTATCGGGCATTGCAAAAGACTGGCAAAGTGGGTCCAAACACAGGAAAGGGGATACGAGTTAGTAATACAAATAAGCTATCGGATGCTGATTTTATTAAATTGATTCAAGATACGTTCCCCCCACCTACCGATGATGAAGTAACAGATGTAGTGAAAATTAATCCAGAAACACCTCCAAACGACAGCAGAATGTGGCCTATGTTTGTGTTTAGTTGGAAAGGTAGAGCAGATTATGGCGTACACCTAACTGGAGTAATTAAAGGAAGAAGCAGCAAACAAACTAATGAGCAAGAAGTTTCGTGGTTACTAGTTTTAGCAGCAATGTATTATAATAAGGGCAAAATAGATGCTAGCGATGAGGCAATTGAACATGCAATTTTGGGGGAAATGCTGGATAAAAAAGTATATGAAAGAGTATATGGAACTAATGGTAACGCATTAACACTTGAGGGTGCAAGAGGATTAGCAAAATGGCTAAAAGAAAATCCAACATGGCTACAAGGTCATTTGAATCAATGTAGTGCATTTACGGAGACTGTTGGAAACGCCCCAACAAAGTTCATAAAAGATAACAAAGATATACCCATTGTTCTGCATGCAAAATCAGTATTTCATACCTCTGTACCGGACCAAAAATTTGATAAAGATAAATGGAATCCTGCTGATGTCTGGTTGGAATTTGATGAGTTCTCGGCTTCAGATTTTACGACTTTGGATCAGATAAATAAATATCTAAAAACTTCAATAGAAGGTAGTAGTGGTACTATAGGCGTATCTTTAAAAAAGGGAGATAAGGCGCCAAAACAAATTAACATGGCGGGAACCATACCAGATTATGATGTTACAGGTCTTACATTAGAATATGGTGCCCTCTTAGCTCAAAATGTAGATACAGAATACGCTGGTAATGAAATGACAGGATATTCCGTAATGTATAGGTTATTTTCAGCAAGCAGCAAGGAAACAATAAGGGGTGAAGCTGATAAAAAGGGATCATTAGCAATGCATGGTAAAGTGTTTTTGGAATACTTGGATTTTCTTTCGGGAGAAGATAAAGTCGATGCTGTAGAATCTGTTAAAGGAATACACGTTAAACAAAATAAAGATGGAAGGAGATTCTCTGAGGCTGATGAGAAAGCACCGTCAATACCACATGATTTTGATTTCGAAAGCTCGAAAAACAAGAGAAACGATGTTTATATCCGCGATCCCAAAGATTGGAAATTAACAGCTCCATCGTATGAATTTACCACAGCTGGAGCAAAGGCATTTTCATCAGTAAAAAAGGCATGGAGAAAATTACAGAGTTCAGATATATTTACATATAATTCTAGTGGACAAAAGGATACAATGGATTATATTAGACTTTTTAATGGTACTACCAAAGTAAAAGAATCGAAACAAGCATTTTTAGATTATCTTACAAAAACTGGAAAAGCCAAAAGGATAAGTGAAGTGTCGATGCAAACAAGATTATCCGCAAGATTTCAAACTATTGCGTTAGGAGCAATTTTTGCGGCAATGAAGCAAGAAAACAAAACCGAATTTCATTGGATTGTATTAGGTATGTTATTGTACGGTAAATCTGAATCTCAATGGTCTGCTCCACATTTGAAGGTAGAATAATGTTCACATTCTCCTCATTCTTAACTGAACAAAAGAACCTTCACATGGAACACCTTGAAGATGAGGTGTTAAATGGTGGAGTAGAAGGAACAAGAGGCGCAATAAATTTCCTTCAAGGTCTACGAGATATGTTGGCTGGAAATTCTGATGCATCAGTCGATGTAACTGTAAAGTGGGACGGAGCACCAGCAGTGTTCGCCGGCTATCATCCAGAGAATGACAGATTTTTCGTAGGAACAAAAGGAGTATTTGCTACGACAGGAAAGATAAATTATACTGATACAGATATTGATGACAATCATCCTGGCTCAGGACCATCAAGTCTTAACAATAAATTGAAAGTAGCACTCAAAGAATTACCTAGTGCAAACATAAAAGGTGTTTTACAAGGCGATTTTATGTTTGTACCGGAGATGTTAGCAAAGGAAACGTTTGATAATGAACCTTATATTACTTTTCAACCGAATACAATCGTTTATGCAGTACCTGTAAAATCACAATTGGCGGCTAAACTCTTGTCCTCTAATATGGGAATCGTCTGGCACACTACCTATAGTGGCAGTACGATGGAGGACATGACCGCCTCTTTTGGTGTAAATCCAGGAGCATTTAGGGAAACTAGTTCAGTATGGCAAACTGATGCATCATTTCAAGATACATCAGGAACTGCTACTATGACAAAGAAAGAAACTGGAAAGGTTACCAACATATTAAGTAAAGCCGGAACATTATTCAGAACGTTAGATTCAAATATTTTGGGAATGATAGCAAATGATCCTCAAACAGGTGAACTTGTAAAGGCATATACTAATAAGATGGTAAGAGCTGGAGAACCTATTAAGGATGTGAAGAGACATACATCAGGATTGATTGCATTTGTATATGACAAGTTGAAAGCAGAGATTGATAAGGTAAAAAGAGAAGAGACAAAGAAAAACAAAAAAGATGTGATGGACAGATATGTGGGGTTTCTTAGGAAGAATTCAA